AGTTATCTGTTTTAATATACTCTCAACATATACTAATATTGTATCGTAGTAATCAATTTTTAAACATACTGTAGAAAGTTTTTCGTCTGCATCAAGATACTTTTGCATAGTATCTTTATCTCTAATTTTTTTAGGGAAAGGATTTTCTATGTATACATCAGGATCAGATTTACCACTGAAGTATTCGTATCGTTCATGTCTTATATTTTTTCTTTGTTGCTCTGCTTTTTTTCTTAGAAGAAAAGTAGTATTATAAAGTTCAAAGTATTTTGCATGTAAGGAGGGGATAGTTAGAGATTCTTCGTGTAAATTATCTCTATCAATTTTTGAATCATTTTCCCACATCCCTTGAAGTTTATCAAGATCGATCATAAAGGTCTGTTGTTCATATCAACTATATTGTAGATAGTATACTTGAAACTTACGTCTGCTGTAAAGTACTCCTGATCAGTTTGAGTGGCATCAAATACCATGGTTGACAAACTATATGGAAAAAGATTTTTAAAGAAAATTTGAAACTTTGGAATCAAATTACTAGAAAGGATACTTAAAGTACCATCAGAGTAAATATTATCTTGATCCTTTGTATACCTACCAAATACTTCTGCTTCACTTTCTAGATCCTCAAATTGATTTAAATTTTCGGGAAATCCCAACCCACGAATCCAGTTTTGTATTTCCATATAATTTCCAAGATCTTCATCAACTAAAAATCTTATATTTAAGTCACCAAAATCAATCTTATCTCCAGGAATAGGGATATTTTTCAAGTATGTTGGTTGCTCGGCAACACCAAGTTGCATATCCGGAATATTTGCTTGATTGCAAAAGAAGGCTGCTTGGGGAGATCTACGAAGAGCAAATCTAAATCCATTAGGACTTAGAAAATTTCTATTTTCAATTTGTCGAGAAGTTCTTATTGGTTTATATTTTTGAGTTGCCATTCATTATCACTCACTGACTACAGTAGAATTAGCAAAATGTTTTGGAGCATAAGTTACACCATTCATAGTGACTTTAGTTGCTTTAATAGCATCAGCATCAGACTTATTTGTATAGACTTTTCTATCTGTATATGTTTCTGTCCAACTGTTATCATCCTTATAGTATACATCACCAATCGTAGGATTCATGACACTGCTTGTTTTAATATGATAAGGCATTTTACTGGTAATATTTTAGTTATTTATTCCCGACACCATCTAACCATACTTTAAAACTATATGGAGGCCATTGCCCATATAACGAATTTTTAGAACCCCCACCATAGAGTTCGGGAAGTACTTGACATTCGTTAGATTTTTTAGCAAAATTGATATATTGATTAATCAAATCATCATTTATATCAAAGGACTTTGCATGTTCCCAAAAATCTGTATTATATTTGGAACCAAATTTATAATGCCATAAAATAAAATTTTGAGTCTGATTAATATATTCTTTAATTTCTTCTGATGGATCTTTTTTATTATGGAATATGTAATCCCAGGTCATTTTAATCCACTCAAAGTATGTCTGAGTTGATGAAGACTCCAATGGTTCTAAGAAAAATAACCTATTACCATTGAGGATAACTCTACCATCTATTGGTTTATTTGCAACATAGTTTTTATATCTGACGTGTTTTTTAATATCTACATCAAACATATTTCTAAAATTATATTCTGCTTCTATATCAGTAGAACACTTATCACTATAACAATACCCAACACAATAATCGTGTGATGGAGAATCTTCATGTGTTGGTATCACAAAAGTCCATCCATCAGGTGTTGCAATATGACTACTCCAATGTGTTTGGGTCAAATCCCATTTTGGTTTTGCAAGGATGGCAGAGTTTGTTGGATTCTTTAATATTTTATAGTTAGAGTAATCTTTTGGTTTTCCTCTACAATCAAATACATAATCAGCATCTATACTATCAATATCTAATAACTCACTCTCAGTTACTTTGAAGTGACCAGATTCTAGAATAGATTTCTGCATTTCCCATGGACAATAATGCATTGCCATTCTATCTGCTGGGAATGGATGAAAGAATTTATCTTTCTTTTTTCCCCATCCATCATACAAAATACCACTCTTAAAGGTGGCATGTATTTTATTCTCATACCAATTAAACCCAGTTGCTGCCCACAGCAATCCTGGAGGGTCTAATAGAGTTGCTTGCCCTACTCTTTCTGGTTCTGTGTTGGGATTATATATTAATTCTACTTCTAGGTCTAAATTCCTCCCATACCATGCATAAAACAATGCTGTAAATGATCCACCGTTTCCCGCACCAACTACGGCAATTTTCATAACAAGATTTTTCACTATTTATTTGCATAAAAAAAGACCCCCCGTGAGGGAGGCCTGAAAGGACATGTGGGGCAACCGCTTCCGCAGCAACCACTTGAATCACATGAGGTTCTTAACTGTAACGCGACGGTAGTAGCGGTTCGAGTTAACGGTAAGAGCACCAGCTCCGACAGTTGTACCTTGAGCGAAGGGGTTAGAGACCATGCCGTAGCGGGTCTTAAAGCCGATCTTGGGTTGGAAGGTGTCCTCTCCAACTGCACGAACCATTTGTAGGGGAACGTATGGGCAGTAGAATAGACCTGCGTCATAAGGTGAAGAACCCTTATAACCAACAACGTAGTACTGGTTAGCAGCACTGTTTGCAGCATAAGGATCGATGTAGACGCGATACTTACCTTGCAGAACACCAGCGAAGGTGTTACCTGTGTCATCAACGTTAAGGTTAGCGTTGAGTGCAGGGGTGTAGTCAAGCACACCAGCCATGGTCAATGCAGACGCTACGTCAGCAGAGCACATGATGATGTTGCCCTTTCCGCGACGAGTTCTTTGTGCGATTGCGTTCGCATCTCTCTCGATTTGGAACAGAAGTCCTTTGAACTTCTCAACAGACCAACGACCATTGGAGTCAACGTCAAGGTCAAATTCACCAGCAACAGACGTGTTGACCTGAGCGCCAGATTCAGCAGTCTTGTAGATAGTTCTAATAACTTCTCTGTTGATTTCCGCAAGGATTTCAGTAGAGAGGATGTTAGCAAGTTCTGCTTCAGCGTTCAGACCGTGAATCGCCTTAAGGTCCTGAGCGAGTTCTAAGGAGTACTCTGCCTTCAGTGCTCTTGACTTGGCGGTTACGGTGACTTTCTCGATCGAGAATGCCATCTGGTTGAATGCATCACCGCTGGTGCCGAGATCCTCAGCATCATCTGTACGCATACCCTGACCAACAGCATACCCTCTTTGCGTGGCATCTGTTGATGGGTTCAGTGCGCCAGGATTAGAAGCACTACCTTGTGCGGTAGTACCCATACCAACTGCGACACCGGACATTCCAGAAGTTCTGTCGAACGCTTCGTCCTGACCGGAGAATGCGGTATCTACTTCGTCGTAGAATGTTTCTGCACCATTTTGAGTCTTGTACTTCGAACGCATCGCGAAGATGAGTCCAGTAGGACCAGACATTGGCTGAACGCCTGCGAGGTCATATGCGACCAGGTTGGGCATAGAGCGTCTGATCAAGGAGATCAGTACGGGGTCGAAACCAGCAACGGTTTGACTACCGCCAGAGGTGTAGCCACCATTACCAACAGAGTTGGTAGGTGATTCGGTCAGGAAGGATCCTGAATCGTTAAATGATTGTTGTTCTCTAAGGAACTTTTCTTGGTTTTCTAACAGGACTGCGGTTACGGCTCTCTTGTGCGAGTTCTCGATTTTATCAAGACCCTCATGTTCGAGGAGAGGTGCCCACTTTTCCTGCAGATGTTCGGAATGGAACATTTGCTTTTTACCTATGTGGTTAATTTACGGTTTGAATTAATATTAAATTCAGTTTAGCTGCTAAGGGTTGAACCCAATGCTCTGAGGTAGGCGTCCATAGAACCAGAAACTGATGCTGTGGTTGCGTCTACACCCTCAGAAAGGGTTTCGGTTTTAGCTGCTGTAGAAACTGTTTTCTGATTGAAATAAGATTCTTTCAGAGTTTCTAACTTCTCACGATATTGTGCTTCACTTTCAAACTCCACACTTTCGGAAAGTGAGGCGAGTTTCTCTTTCTGTGTCTGTGCAAGACCTTCAGAGACTTGATCTAATACTCCATCAGCAACCGACTCGGAGAGGCGGGAGTTTAGGGAAATATTCTTCTCAATTTGCTCGTTGAGTTTTGTTTCCATGTCGTCAAGTTTTTCTACCATGCTCTCAAGCACATCATATTTTTCTTCAGGGATTGTTACATAATGTTCTTCAAAAAGACTCTTCATTCCAGAAAGGAATGATTCAGTCATCTCAGTCTTGAGACCAGAGTCAACTGCGAGTTGGTTCTCAGCGAACCACTCATCAGAGACATACTCAAGATAAGAATCAACACGCTCTGCGAGTGACTCTTTTGCAGAAGCAACTTCTTCTGCAAATTTCTCTACGTATGCTGCTTCTAGTTGCTCTTTGATTTGAGCAACCTTAGAATTGATTGCTGCCTCAAAGATGGTGCGTGCTTTCGCTTGGAATTCCTCGGAAAGCTCTTCACCAGCAAGGAGAGCGTTAACGTCTTCTTCAACGTTATACTCAGCAACAACTTCTTCTTCAGTTACTTCTTCTTCAGAAACAACTTCGTCAGTAGTAGTTTCTGCTTCAGAAACAACTTCTTCTTCTGTAGTTTCTTCTTCTGCAACTACTTCATCTGTAATCTCTGCTTCTTCTGCCTTCATACCCGATGGCATAGGATCTGCTTTTCCAGCTTTCTTTGTGACTACATCCTTAACTTGCTTAAGGGTTCCACCAGGTGTGCTCAGTTTAGCTGAGTCATCATCGGGTTTGTAGTTTTCTGGTGTAGGTCCACCCAAATCCTCATAAGTAGCAGGTGTACCACCTGTAGTGAGTTTGGGCATAGGATCTGCTGCGCCAGCACTAGCATTAACAGCAGTTTTAGATTGCTGTGTCTTTACTTCCATTTCTTGTAAATCTCCACGGGACATTTGATCTCTCCGTTATTGCCGGGTATTAAAAACTATATTTATTTATAAAACTAAAGATTAGATAGGAAGTTATTCCATAACTCTAACTTATGTTCTTCCAGTATTTTCTGGTCAACTAATGTATTTATTCTATTTTTTGTTTGTTCTGCATACTTCTCACGGAGAAGTCCACCGTCCCAAACCCACTCTTTTCCTTCCATAATCCCTTCAACAAAAGCATCTGGGGCAGAAGGATCAGCAACGATATCAGCAGCAGTTGCTAACATAAAATCATCGCCAACGATATTGACACCCTCTTTTGTAGTCTTGAGTGAACCAATGCCGCGAGAAGATACACCAAGTTTAACTCCATCTTCTACTAAAGCAGAAGCAATCTTACCCATAGGGGTATTCAAAATCTTTGCTTTACCAATGAAATTTGAACCACTTTCTCTAAGTGATACAATTTTATGAGAAACTCTGTCAAGGTTTACAGTGGGACCATCAGGGTGTCCAAGTTCTCCAAGTGCTCTGCCAGAATTAACATTTGATTCATTATATCGAGCAACTTCCTTACGGAGAGTCTCCATAGGATACATACGACCATTGCGGTTTTTGATGTTACCCTGAAGGAAAACTCCCTCAATATATAAAGACTTCTTGCCAGACTTAGTAGTCTCAACTAGAAATTTTACTGATTCGATTTCTTCTCTAATAAGTTTCATAGTTTTCTACTAACCTGCGTTTTGAACTTGTTGACAATGTACAGAACCTGTACCATCTGTTGCCTCAGCTGCTATTTTAAGAGAATTTCTTAAAGATGCTGCACTATCAGCACTAAATGCAGTAACAATCCCTGCACTGTTGTAACTAACAGTAACTTTAGGTGTGTAACCATCAACCCTATTTCCAGTATTTACTGCAGTTACTGACTGGTGAGTAAAGTCATAATATGATTGTCCTGTTACCGTTAAAGAAACAGTATCGCCAACATTAAATGGCGAACCAGTTCCTTCTGGCAAAGAAACAGTTGTAGCTGCTCCAGTAGTAATTCCAACAACTCTTTGGTTTTTTGGAGCACCCAAAGAAAGAATCTCAGGTTCTCCTACAGTAACCAAGAAATTTGCTGGTCCAGCATCTGGATTGGTTCCAATATCAACATATGCATTCTTTGTAAGAGCAACAATTCTAATTGCATCGGTCTTATGTGCAAATGCATCAGACTGCTGGGAAGTATTGGTTGTTGTTCTTATAAAAGCAGGATCTACCGGATTAAGACGAGACATTATTTCTGAAAGTTCATTTATAAGTTATTTATAATTTTAAACTGCATCACTCGTCTCCAATTCATTATCAGAGACTTCTTCTGCATCGGGGTTATTATTAAAAATAGCATTGGCAGCCGTTTGCTTATAAGAATTTACTCTTTCTGCTGTTTTAGCATAAAGCATATCCTTAATTGTATCACTAATTTGCGATGGTGATTCGTCAGTGATAATATTATCTAGGAGTTCATCCATAGTTTCCATAGTACAAATTTATTTTTATTTATATCTCCCCACCCTTAGGTAGTTCTACAGGTTCGGCAGAAGATGCATCAATTTCTGGTTCCATCACTGGTGCTCCAAGATCCATTCCTGCTGCTCCTGCCTCTGGATCTAGTGGTTGTCCAGTTGCAGGATCAATAGTTGCAGGATCAGGAATGATACCTTTTTTAATTTCATCCTCAATTAGTTTATCTTGCTCAAGAATTTCAATATCAGTTTGACGCAAGATCTTACGTCTAATATAGTCTTGTGAGTAATACTTACCAACGTATGGTTCTGCAGTTGCAACAAGAGCAAGTCTCTCGTTCATTAATTCTGCTTCTTTCAGTTCTGAGAAGTGATTGTCATAGAGGAAATCATATTGAATATGCTCACTCATTGACTCCCAATCATCAGGAGTAATTACATTCTTTAGGAGTAATTGGGTCCTCAACATGTCATTAAACATGTTAGCGAATCTCTTTCTTAAACGACCAACAAACTTAGTAAATTTCAGTTCATCCCTTAAGATCTCAGAAGATCTCCCCAAGTTAAACCCACCTTCTCCATCCATTCTTGATGGTGGAACATTAAGGGACCTGTACAGTTTCTTTTTAAAGTATTCAATATCAGTGATTTCACCCAAGTTTTGTCCGCCAGGGAGAGTGGTGATTTCGGTTCCTCTTCCACCTTCACGCCTGGGAAGCCAGAAGTCCTCAAGCATCGACATGTATTTCTTGTCATCACGAATCTCTCCAGTATTTGCATCATATACAAGTTTGTTGCGATAACGCATCATAACGTCACGCAGATATTGTTCTGCCTTTTGCTTAGGAAGATTGCCAACATCAATGTAGAAAATTCTACGTTCTGGTGCTCTTGAAAGTCTATAGATGACAAGAGAGTCCTCAATCATACGAAGTTGATTGAGTGATTTAATTGCTTTATGGAGATATGAAAGAGTCTGTCCCTTATTCCTATCTACAAGACCAGAAGTGCAATAAGTGACAGAATCTTTTGCCATCTTAATTCCTGCACCAGGACCTCCCATGCTTCCAGCACTAACATTTGCTTTGGGATTATAAATGTAAAACTCTTCTAACTCTGGAAAATCATAATCCATTGGATCATTTTTCAGAGGATTAAGAGCATTTAATCTTTTTTGCTCATTCTTTTTTTGCTTTCTTACATAACGCATTTTAGTAGCGTCAATATAACGAAGTTCTTGAATTCCTTCTTGAGGATTCTTTAAATCAATTATCTTATGATAATACAATCTACCATCAACATACCAGTTACGATATATCTCATGTGCTTTTTTATCAAAATCCAATAAATCTAAAATATATTTAAATTCACTTCTAATAGTTTTCTTGATACCATCACTGGCATTAAGATTT